AAGATTTTGGGGGAAGAGGACAAGGATACACGGGAAGCAGCGGAACGAGTCCGTGTGGACATGAATTATGAACTGACAGAAGTAATGTCAGAATACCGCCCCGAACACGAACGTATGCTGTATAACCTCGGTTTAGCGGGGTCATCTTTCAAGAAAGTTTACTTTGACCCTAGCCTACGTCGCCAAACAGCACTGCACATCCCCGCAGAGGACGTATTAGTGCCATATGGTGCGTCTAATATTGAATCAGCAGAGCGTGTAACCCACGTTATGCGCAAAACCCCCAACGAAGTCCTTAAACTACAGGAGGTCGGCTTTTATACGGATATAACCCTGAAAGACCCTGCTCCGTTTCATACAGATGTTGAGGAGAAGAAAGTCGAAGAAGGCGGGTATACACTAAATGAGGATAATCGGTACACTATATATGAGATACACGCTGATCTAGTACTTCCGGGGTTTAGCGATCCCTGTTGTGGCTCCGCCCCAGTATTGGACGAGGCCGTAGAAAAAGAAGACACGAATGCGGTAGATAACCTAAAGCAGATTGCCCGCCCCTACGTGGTTACTATCGAGTGTGGTTCCGGTGATGTATTAGCAATTCGTCGTAATTGGGAACCCAATGACGAGAAGATGACTAAGCGTCAACATTTTGTACATTATGTGTACATTCCGGGCTTCGGGTTCTACGGCCTCGGCCTTATTCACATCATCGGCGGTTACGCGCGCGCGGGCACGTCCCTTATCCGTCAATTAGTTGACGCCGGCACCCTGTCGAATTTACCCGGAGGTTTGAAAACCCGTGGTATGCGTATTAAAGGGGATGATGTTCCTGTTGGGCCGGGGGATTGGAAGGACGTTGATGTGCCCAGTGGGGTGCTGAAAGACAATATTATGCTGATGCCATACGGCGAACCCAGTCAGACATTGCTGGCTTTGTTGAATCAGATCACCGAGGAGGGGCGGCGTTTAGGGGCTATTTCGGACATGAATATCTCCGATATGAGCGCGAACGCCCCAGTTGGTACAACTCTTGCGCTACTTGAGCGTACTTTGAAGCCTATGGCAGCGGTACAAGCGCGGGTTCATTATGCAATGAAGCAGGAATTTAAACTCCTGCATGCCATAATTGCGGAGCACGCACCACCTAATTATGGGTATATCCCGAACCGTGCGGAGCCACGGGCAAGACGAGAGGACTACGCTACGATAGAGGTTATCCCTGTTAGCGACCCGAATAGTTCTACAATGGCCCAGCGTGTCGTGCAGTACCAAGCAGTACAGCAACTAGCTACTACATCCCCCCAGATATACGATATGCCTTACCTGCATCGGCAGACAATAGAGATTTTAGGGGTTCCTAACGCGGATAAAATTGTACCGAATACAGATGAGGATGTTATTCCGCAAGACCCAATCAGTGAGAATATGGATGTTTTAGTGGGGAAACCTGTAAAAGCCTTTATACACCAAGATCACGATGCACACATGGCGGCGCACCAGTCATTCATGCAAGACCCCATGATAATGCAGACTATTGGGCAAAACCCCATGGCGCAGCAGATTATGGCGGCGTTGCACGCGCATATTACAGAGCATTTGGCATTCACCTATCGTAAACAGGTCGAAGAGAAAGTTGGAGCACCATTACCCCCACCGAACGAAGAGTTACCACCAGAGATAGAGGTAGAGTTATCCAGACTAGTTGCACAAGCTGGAACTCAGTTAACACAATCACACCAACAGCAAGCTGCCCAACAGGAAGCTCAGAAACAGGCTGAAGACCCACTTATTCAGATGCAGAAGGGTGAATTAGAGATCAAAGCCCGCGATCAGATGCGCAAAGAGAAGAAAGACGCGGATGATAAGGAGCTGGCGGAGGCAGAATTGGGGCTAAAAGCGCAGGGAATACAGATAGATGCTGCCAAAGAGGGGGTAAAACTCAAGGAACAACGTGCTGAAACGGATAAAAAGATAGATGCAGATATTGCCAAAACGATAATAAACGCCCGAAATAAGGCACAACCGGGAGCTAAATAATGGCTAAAACCCTCTTTGAGGTGCTGGAAGATAAGATAGACGCACTAATAGAACCAGCTAAAAACGCTGCGATTACGGGTGCTGCGGAAGATTTTGCCGCTTACAGAGATTTGTGCGGTTTCATTCGAGGGCTGAACTCTGCAAAGATGGAAATTAAAGACCTTGCGGATAATTATGGAGAAAAAGAAGATGAGTGAAACTGCACCAGAAATGACTGAGCTGGAACGCAAGCGGGCGGGCAATATTGCCCAACAGCAGGCGCAGGAAGCCGAGTTTAGTGAAATGTTGGATGAAGCACTACCAACACCTGCGGGGTATATGATTCTTATTGCCCTTCCTGATATAGAAGAAACGTTTGGTGAAAGCAGTATTGCTAAGGCAGACAGTACTAAACGGGAGGAACACATACTCTCTACGCTTGGTATGGTGTTAGAATTAGGTGCCCAAGCCTACACGGATAAAGAGCGTTTTCCGGGTGAGCCATGGTGTAAAGAGGGTGATTTCGTAATGTTTCGCCCGAATACAGGAACAAGATTTAAAATCGCTGGGAAGGAATTTCGGCTATTATCCGACGATTCCGTTCAAGCTGTCGTACCAAAACCGCAACTTATATCGCGTGCATAGAGGAGTACAACAATGACGATGCAACAGGTGCAGTATGAACTCCCTGTAGGAAAGGAAGTACCGGAAGAATACCCGGTAGAAGTTGAGCCTGCCGTAGGGATAACTGAGGATGTTCTGGAAGCAAAACCAGAAACAACGGTGGTTAAGGAAGATACCACTACGGAAGAAACTGAGGTAATCACAGAACCTTCAGAAGATGAGTTTGACATTGAGGTTGAGGATGATACACCCCCAGAAGATAGGGGCAGAACACCTTCAGACCCTCCGGAAGAGATTACTGAAGAGGAGATGGTCAACTATTCTGAGAAGGCCAATAAACGTATTAAGCATTTTAGTAAGGGCTACCACGATGAACGTAGGGCTAAAGAAAAAGCTGTACGGGAAAAGGATGAACTTGTAGCACTTACTAAAAATCTAATGGAAGAGAACGATAGCCTTAAAGGTACAGTAGGCAAAAACCGTACTATTTTACTGGAACAAGCGAAACGAACAATTAGTGCGGAAGTCAATGCTGCAAAGCAAGAATATAAAACAGCATATGAAAGTGGGGAACCTGATGCAGTATTAGCTGCACAAGAGAAGCTAACAACTGCGACTATACGAGCAGATAAATTAGCAAATATAAAAGCACCCCCTTTACAAGAAAAGGATTCTGCTGTACAAATACCTGAAGGTACACAAACTTCTCAACGTGATCCACAGGCAGAGGAGTGGGCAAAGAATAACACATGGTTCGGTGATGATGATGAAATGACCTCATTTGCACTGGGCGTACATAATAAGTTAGTAACGAAAGAGGGTTTAGACCCTAAATCGAACGAATACTACGACCGTATCAACGGACGTATGCGAGAAGTTTTTCCAAGTAAATTTGATGACGTAGCTGGGGAGAAAGCACCATCTGTAGTCGCGCCCGTAACCCGGAGCAATGTACCTAAAAAGGTCAAATTAACGCGAACACAGGTAGCGATAGCTAAGGAACTAGGTATTTCAATTGAAGACTACGCCGCACAGGTTGCTGCAGATATGCAAAAGGAAGCGAGATAATGGCTGATAATCGACTAAGTAGATCAGAAGAGACTAGAGAAAAGAAAGCCCGTAACCCGCAGTGGAAAAGGCCCGAAGTACTGCCCTCCCCTGACCCGCAAGAAGGCTGGACGTTTCACTGGGTTCGAGTGAGTATATTTGGTGAACCTGATGCCACTAATATCTCTGCGAAATTACGAGAAGGCTGGGAACCATGCAGGGCTAAAGATCATCCTGAGATTAAAATAGCAATAGTAGAAAATGAGCGCTTTGAGGACAATATTGTTCTCGGCGGTTTGATGCTATGCAAAGCCCCCGTGGAGCTTGTTAAGGAGCGCACTGAGCATTATCAGGAACAAACCAATGCGCAAATGAACGCAGTCGATAACAACTTAATGCGTGAAAGCGACCCTCGTATGCCCATGTTTAGTGAGCGTAAGTCTGAGGTTACTTTCGGAAAAGGATAAAAGGAGGAGAGTATGGCTAGTGCAGCTACTCCCTACGGGCTGAAGCCCGTAAGACGTACTGATGGGCTACCTTATTCAGGTGCTACAAATCAGTACTTGATTGACCCTGATGGGGAGGCTACAAACCTCTTCTACGGGCAGGTTGTGATTCTAGGTGCTGATGGTTACGTCGCACTGGCAACCGCTTCTGGCGCAGATGCCACTACCAATAACCTTGGTGGTTCTAGCATTGGTGCTCTTGGCGTGTTTGTTGGTTGTGAATATACCAATAGTTCTGGGCAAGTAGTTCAGGATCAGTACTACCCTAGTGGTACATCTAACGGCGGGCCTATTAAGGCATACGTGATTGATGACCCTAACGTGCTGTTTCAAGCACAATTGGACGATACAGGTGCCCAAACGATTATTGGTACAAATACTACTTTTGCCGCTGTACAGAGTACTTCGACAGGTAGCACTACTACCGGTAATTCTACTTCTGCTTTGGACGCTACTATAGCGACAACCGCCAAAGCGTTCCGAATAGTTGCTCATGTGTCCGATCCCGGCGATGCTTATCCAGATGTACTGGTGGCGTTTAGCTTTGGTTTTACACGCGCAACTAATAACGTAGGTCTATAAGGAGCTAACTAATGGCTATTTCAAGAGCACAACTCCTTAAAGAACTTGTGCCGGGGTTAAACCACCTGTTCGGTTTGGAGTATGGACAGTATGAACAAGAGCATAAGGAGATATTCGAGGCAGAATCCTCCAACCGCTCTTTTGAAGAAGAAGTTAAATTGTCAGGGTTTGGTTCTGCTCCCGTTAAAAACGAGGGTTCGTCCATTGCATATGACAATGCACAGGAAGCGTGGACTGCACGGTTTAATCACGAGACTATCGCAATGGGCTTCTCGCTCACTGAGGAGTCGATTGAGGACAATCTGTATGCCTCTCTTTC